CTGCAACTCAGTTTAAACGGATCCCCTTGGCGTGTCAGTGTGCTGCGAATTGGTAGCACAGACGGCACTGCGTACTGCAAGCCTATCAACAAACAATGAGCTTCGGTGTCGCCCTTCGCAACGCAGTAGGTCTTGGCCTAGGGGGCATTGTCACGCTGTTTTCAGGCACACGCGACAGTGGCTCGTCAGTAGGCAACCTTCTCACCGAGTCTGGCGACAACCTCGTCCAAGAGGACGGTGGACAAATTCTTTTGGAGTGACCTAAATGGCCGTCAATCTTTCCCCCGTGGGCGGCGTTGCGGCCCAGTTCTTTACAAATACCGGCGCAGTCCTAACTGGCGGCAAGCTGTACACCTATTTGGCTGGCACGACTACGCCTGCAACAACTTACACATCATCTCAAGGTTTAACTGCTTGGACTAACCCCATCGTTTTGGATGCTGCTGGCCGTGTGTCTGGTAGCGGTGAAATTTGGCTGACTGACGGCATCAACTACAAGTTTGTGCTGAAAGACAGCAACGATGTGCTGATCGCTACATACGACAATGTTAGCGGCATTAACTCTAATTTTCTTGCATTTGTTAATCAACAAGAAATTATTACGGCCACGGCTGGCCAGACAGTATTTAACTTGTCAATCACCTATCAACCCGGCACTAACAGCTTGTCAGTGTTTGTTGATGGCGTAAACCAGTACGGCTCAGGCGCTCAGTATGCGTACACCGAAACTGATGCCGACACTGTAACCTTTGTGTCTGGTCTTCATGTGGGGGCTGTGGTCAAGTTCACCACAACTCAACAGCAAAGCGCTGGCGCTGTAAACGCATCACAAGTGTCTTATACACCTGCTGGAACTGGCGCGGTCACAACCAATGTGCAAGCCAAGCTGCGACAAACTGTCAGCGTCAAAGACTTTGGTGCTGTGGGTGATGGTGTCACAAACGACACTGCTGCGGTGCAAGCGGCAATTACAAGCGCAACGGTTAACAAAAACACTTTAATTTTCCCAACAGGCACATATAAATTGATTGTCACTCAAGCCCTTGAATTGGACTTGGGTGTCATGTCAATGGTTGCCGATGGAAATGTAACTTTAGATTTTTCAAGCTCGACAGCCGCAGGCCAATATGCACTTTGGATATATTCGTCTTTAAGCTACCCAGTTTCTCACTACCAAAACACCACACATTGCCTACAAGGTTTTTCGTGCATTGGTGCTGGCGCTGGAAAACTTAATGGTTTGTTGGTGTACCACCCAACTTATACAAACAATTGTCAATTTAAAGTTGATAGCTGTTCTTTTTACAATTTTGATTCAAACATGTACGTTGAAGCAAATGCGTGGCGAGTGTCATTTATAAATTGCGTATTTTTAACAGGAAATGCTAAAAATGTGCTGTTTGGCCCGGGTGCAAACCAAGGCGAATCAATCACTTTTAGCCATTGCATGATTGCAGACGGCGGTGATTTCCAATTGGATTCAGTTGGTAATCAAATCAATCTTTACTCCACTTCGATATTGAACACAAGATTGTGGATTACTGGATCGTCAAACACTGTCAATATGTATGGCGGAAATTTGGAAAATCCCGGCTCTGCGCTTGCGTATCAATTTGTACGAATTGAAGGCACAAACAATAAAGTTACATTGTTTGGCACACCAATTACAATTAACCCAACAACATGGACTAGCACTCTTTTCTATGTTATTTCGGGCAGCACTTTAGGTTTTTCAAACGTCACATTTCCAGACATCAACAATTACAACGTAGCAACTACTGGCGGTTACAGCGAATTTGTATCTGGCACAGGCAGAGTAATAGCGATAGGTTCATCTCATTGGCCTGTTGGTGGAGGTATTAAACCTACAATTTCTAGTCTCAGCAATTCGTTATACAACGGGGATTTTGAAACAGGAACAACGGCTGGTTGGACTGTTACGCCTTACGGCACTGGTGGCTCAACCGCAGTGGCAAGTGCAACAGCTAAAAAGTTTGGCACTTATGGTCTGCTTGCCACTTCTGTTGTTGGCGGTGGTGTAAACGTCACTCAAACTCAGACTTGTTTGCCCGGTCAACTGGTAACTGTTTTTGCTTGGGTTCAGTTAGCAACTGCCACTTCTGGAACGCCTTGGGATTATGTTCAAACTGTTTTTAAGAGCGCAGACGGCACTACATTGGCGACAAATGGCGATGGCGACATAACAGTTGGAACATGGGATCAGTTAGGAACTAGCGCGTCTAAATATGCTCCAGTTGGAACAGCAAGCGTAACGCTTACACTTAACGTGCAGCCTGGTGGCAATGTTGTGTACTTTGACAACATTGTGATGAACATTGTTTAAGGAATTTAATCATGGCAGATAAAAAAATCTCAGCACTAACGGCCTCAACCACACCGCTTGCGGGTACGGAAGTATTGCCAATTGTTCAAGGTGGTGCAACTGTAAAAGTTAGCGTTGCAAACTTGACCGCAGGGCGCACTACAAACGCCTTTCAATACACATCAACAGTTTCAGAAGCCTCGCAACAAGCAATTAGTTGCATCAGTGCAAACTTAAATACTGTTGTTACAAATGGTTCGTACGCAGGATATAGTGCTACTAACGCACCAGAAAGCACTGCTGCATGGATATTTTTGACTGTGACAAGTAACGGCACAGATCAGATATATCAAACTTGCGCCATTGCTGGCTATGTTAATGGTCAGACATACAAGCGTTTTTCTGCTGACTCTGGCGCAACATGGGGTTCGTGGGTGCTGATTAGCGCAAACACAACTGGCAACATTGCATTTGCAAATGGTTTGGGCATCGACTTTTCTGCCACACCAGGCACAGGTTCAAGCGAGTTGTTTGCTGATTATGAAGAAGGTACGTTTGTTGCAACTTTGACTCCAAACACATCGGGGTCTATTACTCTTGGTTCTAACAACACTTTGTCCTATACCCGAATGGGTCGTGTTGTAGTTGTCAATGGCCTTCTTGAAGTTGCTTCAGTTTCAGCTCCTGTTGGCACAAATGTGCAAATTGCAACGCTACCTTTTACACCCGCAAGTATCTCTCCAAATGCTGGTCGTTCAGGAGGCGCGTTTCTTGTAAGCGCAACAAGTGTTGGAAATATTACGCCAGGTCTTATTATTAATGGCGGCACTTCTATCGCTTACATAATCATGACTGCATCAACAGTTCAGGCGGGAACATCACCATATGTTCAATTTACATACATCACCTCATAAGGAATAAAAATGGCATTGACCAAAGTTTCCTATTCGATGATTGATGGCGCGTATGTCAACGTGCTGGACTATGGCGCTTCATCAAGTGCTACTGCTGCGGTAAACACTGCGGCTTTTATTGCAGCCCTTGATGCAGCAAAATCAAACTCTACTGGCGAAGACCCACAAGGAAATCCTGCGGGAACTGTTTTTGTTCCCCGTGGAAGATACCAAATAAACCCAGACCAAATTATTATCCCTAATTGGGTAAATCTTAAAGGTGCTGGTAAAACAGCAACACAGTTGGTTGCGGCTACTGCGGGAACTACATTGTTGAGAATGGGAACAGCCGCCAATCCAACATATCGCACATCTATTTCTGACCTTACGCTTTTTGGTAATGGTTTGAACTTAACTGGACTGTCAATTTTTGCGTCCTACTGGTTCATGTACAACGTGGAAGTTAACGCCTTTAATTATCACGGCATTTATTTGTACAGTTCCTACACTGGCAAAGCATATAACACATACGTTTTCTATTGCGCTACATCTGCTGGATATGCTGGCATCTACATGACTGGTGTGTCTTCTGGTTCTGGTGTAAACGATGTTAATTTCTTTGGTGGTTCATTGTCATATTGCTATGACAGTGTTCGCATACAAAACTGTAATGGCGTATATTTTGATGGTGTGTCCATACAAAGTAGCAAAAGAAATGCTGTAAATATAGATAACAGTTCGTTTGACTGTACTGGGATTACGTTTCAAAACGGATATTTTGAAGCCAATTGCGATACATACGCAGGAAGTATTTTTTATGGCGACTTTACAAAATTAACCGTTGCAAATAATTACTTTGCTGGTTCTGGCGCATTTCAAACAAAAGCCATTGCTGGCTCTGCGTTTAATGAAGTAACAATCATAAACAACATTTTTGACACCTTACCAACGCAAAATCCTGCATTTATTGGCTTGGTCAATGAAGCGGCTGTTTCAGCCACGTTTGTGCGAAATCTGATAATTGGCAATAGTTCTTCTAACGATGCCATCCCATTATTTACACCAGCTTTGAAGGTGTTTGCTGATGCGGCTTTGTATCCTACAAATGCTGTCCCGTTGAGCCGTGTTGACCATGCAACGCAATACCAAATTCAATCAAATTTTGTGAGCGTTTACACAGTCACAATGACTCCAAGCACTTCAGGAACAATTACTTTAGACCCTACCAAAAACACTGGCGGCTATTCCAAAACAGGCCGAGTTGTTCATGTTCAAGGTTCTGTGACTGTTGCAAGCGTTTCATCTCCAGTTGGAACAAATGTCTTGATTTCATTGCCAGCGCCTATTTCTGATCTTGATGAAGAAGGCGAAAGAATTGGTGGTGTTGTAATTCAATCATCGGCTAACATCCTTCCTTTTGTTGGGAATGGCGGCATCACTGGTTTTTATATGATTATTGACGCATCCACAGTTGCCGCTGCTCAAACATATTCTTGGTCGTTCTCTTACGTCACAAATTCAGGAACACCTTAATCCGTACCAGTTCGGACAACTGGAAACCTTAATGCCCAACTGGATGGTTGGGTTGGAAACAAGGAATTGATATGTTAGAAAAAGTTATCTCTGTTGATCTAATTGAAGTTGTTGAAAACGGTTCACTTCAAGTTCGTACCAAAACCGCTATCAAAGAAGATGGCGTTGAAATCAGTAGCAAATTTAACCGCCACGTGGTTGTGCCCGGTGCTGACTACAGCCAAGAAGATGCCAAAGTGCAAGCGATTGCCGCATCTATCCACACTGCTGAAGTTGTTGCCGCTTATCAAGAAAAACTTGCAGAACAACAAATTCCTGCCGCATAATAGCGGCACAAACTGTATCGGCCCAGTAGACCGAGGAATCTTAGGATTCAGAAATGACTGAAGAAGTCCAAGCCCTAGCGGAAGTAGACTCCGCGCCAACCACGGATGTGACGGCCACACCTGAAGTTGCTGAAAGTACGCCGGAAGTCGCTGAGAACCAAGTTGATCAGGTCGAGGAGAAAAAATACTCCCAGGCTGAAATTGACGCGATGATCGGCAAACGCCTCGCAAGAGAGCAACGTAAGTGGGAAAGAGAGCAAGCAAATCGGTCTGCGGAAACGCAAATCGTGAAAGCCGCGCCAACTGCGTCCGTTGACCAGTTTGAAAGCCCTGAAGCCTATGCGGAAGCAATGGCCTATCAGAAAGCCGAAGAACTGATCGCCAAACGTGAAGCAGCCAAGCAGCAATCAGCCGTTCTCGAAAGCTATCAAGAGCGTGAAGAGCAAGCACGGGACAAGTACGATGACTTTGAACAAGTCGCTTACAACCCCAAACTGCCGATCACAAACGTGATGGCTGAAACGATCCAGTCTTCGGACATTGGGCCTGAGTTAGCGTACTACCTTGGCTCAAATCCAAAAGAAGCAGATCGTATCTCGCGTATGTCGCCACTCGGTCAGGCGAAAGAGATTGGGAAAATTGAAGCCAAATTGGCCGAATCGCCCCCAGTCAAGAAAACAACATCTGCGCCAGCGCCGATTTCTCCTGTTACTGCACGCTCCGCAGGAGCGACAACTTTGGACACTACGGATCCTCGCTCTATCAAGAGCATGACAACCGGCCAGTGGATTGAAGCTGAACGTGCAAGACAGATTAAGAAGCTGCAATCGCAGACCCGCTAATTTTTTTAAAGGACTTTTAAAATGTCAAACAGTATTCTGACGATCGACATGATCACAAGAAAAGCACTCGAAATTCTCGAGAACAACCTTGTGATCACCCGTAACGTGAACCGCCAGTACGACGACAGCTTCGCTGTTGAAGGTGCTAAGATCGGTTCAACCCTGCGTATCCGTTTACCCGACCGCGCTTTGGTAACTGACGGCGCCGCCTTGCAAGTGCAAGACGACAACGAACAGTTCACCACTTTGACCGTTGCCAGCCAAAAGCACATCGGTGTCAACTTCACATCTGCTGAATTGACCATGCAATTGGATGACTTCG